CTCATCTTGCATCGCTAACTCACCGAAATTACCCCCATGAAACGCACCACCTCCAAAGCCCCGACGCGAAAGTCGACAGGAAAACAGCGCCGCACTCGCTCTGATTCAGTGAAAGGCCATCAGGAAATTGCGGTCAGTCTTTTCGCTGGCGACCTCGCACCGCCGCCGCATGTGAAATTGCGCGAGCGCGACATTCCGTTTTGGAATGACATCATCGCCACCCGCGCCCGCGTGCTGTGGAATGAAAGCGACCTCGCTATTGCTGCCGAGTTGGCCCGCGTGAAATCCGACATCGAGAAAATCCGCGACGAACTCGAGAGTGAGGGCGACATCATCGAAAACCAAAAGGGCACAAAGGTTGTGAACCCGAAACGCTATCTCCTCATCGCGCTCACCGGCCAGGCGCTCAGCATCTCGAGCAAAATTCAGGTCAACACCGAGGCGACGAGTGGCAAAAGCCGTGAGGGTCGAAAGGTCAAAGAGAAAGAGGATGACGTGAAAACCAAAATCCGCCCGGCCCTGCAAGATGACCTGATTCCCCGGCGAATGAACTGATGGCCCCTCGCGCACGCACACGCGCACGAAAGCCGTGCGCAAAAAAGAAACCGCCACAGCCCTCGCCGCGCCGCGAGATGACCCGAGGCGAAAAGGTCATCGCATTCATTGAGCGGTGGTGCCTCGTTCCTGAGGGCAAAGAGGTCGGCAAGCCGATTCGCCTCGAGCAGTTTCAAAAAGATTTCATCCTCGCGGTGTATGACAACAAGCACATCACGCGCCGCGCCCTGCTCTCGATGGCCCGAAAGAATGGCAAAACCGTTCTCATCGCCTGCCTGTTGCTGGCGCACCTCGTCGGCCCTGAGGCCCGAGAGAACTCACAAATCGTTTCAGGCGCTCAATCCCGTGACCAAGCGGCGCTAGTTTTCGACCTCGCATGCAAGATGATTCTGCTCAGCGAGGAGCTGTCGGGCATCATTCGCATCATTCCGAGCAGCAAGCGCCTTGTCGGCATCCCGATGGGTGTGGAATATAAGGCACTCGCGGCCGAGGGAAAAACGGCACACGGCCTTTCGCCCGTTCTCGCAATCCTCGACGAGATAGGCCAGATTCGCGGCCCGCGTGACGAGTTCGTCGATGCAGTGGTCACCTCTCAGGGTGCGCACGAGTCGCCGCTCCTCATCGCCATCAGCACGCAGGCAGCGAATGATGCCGACCTGTTCAGCCTGTGGATTGACGATGCCATGACCGGCCTCGACCCTCACACCATTTGCCACCTATACACCGCGCCCGATGACTGTGATTTGCGCGACAAGGCGGCTCAGCGTGCGGCGAATCCCGCGCTCGGGGTTTTCCGTAGTGAGGCCGATGTCGAGGCGATGGCCGAGCAGGCGCACCGCATGCCGAGTTTCGAGAACACCTATCGCAACCTCGTTCTCAATCAGCGCATCGCCACGAACAGCCCCGCCATCAGCCGCGACGTGTGGAAGCAAAACGGCAAAGCGCCCATCGCGCTCGAGGATTGCGACGATGTGTTCGGCGGCCTCGACCTTTCCTCGAACACGGCACTCACCGCGCTCGTTCTCATTGGCCTGAAAGGCGGCCGGGTCAACGTGCATTGCTATGCGTGGATGCCGCAAGGCACCCTGCTCGAGCGGTCGAAAGAGGACAGAGCGCCCTATGACCTGTGGCACAAGCAGGGATTCATCATGACCACGCCAGGCAAAACCGTCGAATATGATTTTGTCGCTGAGTTCCTCGCTGAGATTGCAGGCCGCCTGCCGAATCTGCGCGGCATCGCATATGACCGCTGGCGCATCTCGATTCTGAAAAAGGAACTCGACCGCATCGGCGCGAAAGTGCCTCTCATCGAATGGGGCCAAGGGTTCAAAGATATGTCGCCCTCGCTCGAGGCGCTCGATGCTGACCTGCTCAACAAGAAAATGCGCCACGGCAATAATCCCGTGCTGACTATGTGCGCAGTGAACAGCGCCATCGTGCGCGATGCTGCCGGGAATAGAAAACTCGACAAGATTCGCTCGACCGCCCGCATCGACTGCTATCAGGCGCTCGCCATGGCCGAGGGTTTATCGCGCCGCCCGCGCACCGACGAGGCCGCAAATCTTGACGATTTCCTTGCGAACGTCATCGTCGGTTAAGTCATTAGCACTTGGCTTGCATAATCAGGCGCAAACGGATAAAGTCGCATGAAAATTTCAGTGCGGAGTGTGAGCCTTGGCTGTTTTTTCGTGGTTGAGCAGAATTAAGGATGCATTCAGCACCCCGAAAGATGGAAGCGGTGGCACGTTTTCGGCGGGTGACAGCTATGTGAACCGCTATGTCACCTCTGAAAATGCGCTGATGCTGTCGACGGTTTGGGCATGCGTGCGCATCGTTTCTCAGTCGATGGCAATGTTGCCTTTCGGTGTTTACCGTTTCGACGAGAATGACAATAAGGTCATAGACAAAACGCATCCGCTCTATCGCATTTTGCATGACCAACCCAATGCCGCAATGACCGCATTCGAGTTTTGGGAGGCGGCAATCGCAAACATCCTGCTCAAAGGTAATTGCTATTGCGAAATCAAGCGCCGCCCGAGCGACAAAGCCGTCATCTCGCTGAACCCTCTCATCACCGACAATGTTTCGCTCGACATTGATGAAACCGGCGCGACCGTGTATGTTTACAACGCGAGCGACGGCCAGATTCGCTATAAAGAGCGCGACGTGCTGCATCTGAAAGGGTTCTCACAGAATGGCCGGGTCGGCATGTCGGCAATCGCCTATGGCGCGAACAGCCTCGGCGGTGCGCAGGCGACTGATGAGGCCGCAAACACCCTGTTCAATAACGGCATGCAACCCGCGGCGGCCCTCAAAACCGCACAAAATCTCAGCCCCGAACAGCGCGATTTCATGCGCAAACAGCTTGCGAACAAACTTGAAAACGCGGGAAAAACCGGCCGCACCATTATTCTCGAGGCTGGCCTCGATTATCAGCAACTCAGCCTGAATGCCGAGGACGCACAGCTCCTCGAAACCCGTTCGTTTCAGGTCGAGGACATTTGCAAATGGTTCGGCGTGCCGCCCGCGATGATTGGTCACACGCAGCAAACAACCACATGGGGCACCGGCCTCGAGCAAATGAACCTCGCGTTCCTGACCTACACGCTCGCACCATTCTGCAAGCGCATTGAGCAGGCGACACGCAAGGCGCTGTTGCTGCCGGTCGAGCGCGATGAATTTTTCCCCGAATTTAACATCGAGGGTTTCATGCGTGCCGACAGCAAAGGCCGCTCGGAACTCTATAAAACCTACGTCACGAACGGCATCATGACGCGCAATGAGATTCGCCGTAAAGAGAACATGGCACCCTTGCCAGGCGGTGACGAGCTGACCGCGCAATCGCAGTTCGTTCCTATCAGCATGCTCGGCAAAATCACGAGCACAATGCCGCCATCAGGCGACCCGGCGAATGACCCGACCGCCGACCCGACCGACCCGCAAAATTAGCAATTAGATTTATCGCCTTGCGTGCGCTGTGCATTTTCGTATAATCCGAACGAAATCGCATCGCATTAGGGGCGCTGAATGAAAACGAAACGCAATCAGAAACAAGGCGTGAAAAACCTCGATTTTGTGCTCGAGGTGAAGGCCGTCAAGGGCGACGGCACGTTCAGCGGTTATGCCTCGGTTTTCGATGTTATCGACCAAGGCCGCGATGTCGTCATGAAAGGCGCTTTTGCGAAAACCATTCGTGACATCGAAGCCTCTGGCCGCCCGCTCCCGGTGCTGTGGCAGCATGACAGCTATAATCCCATCGGCATCATCACGCTGATGAAAGAGGATGAGCGCGGGCTGTATGTCGAGGGGAAACTCGCCCTCGATGCGCCGCAAGGTGCCGCCGCGCTGTCGCTCCTGCAAATGGGCGCAATCAGCGGCATGAGCATCGGTTACATCACAACCAAGTGGTCGGCCGACGAGGAAACCGGGGTTCGCTCGCTCATCGAGCTGGAGCTGTGGGAAATCTCGCTCGTCACTTTCCCGATGAATGAGGCCGCCCGCGTTGAGGCGGTGAAAAGCAAACTCGAGGATGGCAAATTGCCGACCCTCGTCGAATTTGAGGACTTCCTGAGAGAGTCAGGGTTCACAAAGAGTCAGGCCACTGCAATCGCCAGCAAGGGCCTGAAACCTCTGTTGCGGAGCGAGTCTGCACACGATGCAAAGGCGAACTCGGTGCTCAACGTGTTGAGCAATTTCCAACTCCCCAACTAATGAGGCTAAAATGCAACACAATCATCAGAATCGCTATCTCGGCAGCTCCCTGAGCCGCAAAGATGCAAGCGGTGCCGACATCAAAACCGGCAGCGTTGAGGAAATCAAATCGGCCCTCGATAAAATCGGCGGGCAGGTGAAAGAGGCAGGCGAGAAGGCTCTCGCTGAGGCTCAAAAAGGCGTGCAAATGAGCACGGCGGCGAAAGAGAAAACCGACGAGCTGCTCACGAAACAGGGCGAACTCGAGAAGCAACTCAAAGAGGCAGTCGCTCGCCTCGATGACGTTGAGCAAAACGGCGCTCGCGGCAACGGCCAAGATGGCCTGAACGCGAAGTCGGTCGGCATTCAGTTCACCGAAAGCGAAGGATTCAAGAAATTTGCAGGCGAAAAAGGCGCAGGCAAGTTCTCGATGAACTTCAAAGCCGTCACCGACATCACCTCTGCCACCACCGGCACGGGTGCGGCAGGTGATTGGGTTCAGCGCCAGCGCGTCGAGAGCCGCATGGTGACCCCCGGCCTGCGCCGCCTGACCATCCGCGACCTGATTGCCCAAGGCCGCACGAACTCGAACTCGGTCGAGTATGTGCAAGAATCGGGCTTTCAGAACATGGCGGCCGTTCAAGCGACCGAGGGTTCGGCAAAGGCTCAGTCTGACATTGCGTTCACCGACGCAAACTCGGCTGTCGCCACCATCGCGCATTGGGTTCGCACCTCGAAGCAAATCCTGAGCGATGCACCGCGCCTGCAAAGCTACATCGACAACCGCATGCGTTACGGCCTGAAATTGGTCGAGGAAAACCAAATCCTGATGGGTTCGGGCACCTCGGGCAACCTCAACGGCATTTACACGCAGGCGACCGCTTACAGCGCACCGGCCGGTGGTTACGGCGGCGGCTCTGTGGGTGCAACCCCGCTCGACATCCTGCGCCTGGCGATTCTGCAAGCTGAGCTGGCAGAATACCCCGTCGACGGCATTGTCATCAACCCGACGCAATGGGCTTTCATCGAAACGCTGAAAGACTCTGAGGGCCGCTATATCATCGGCAATCCTCAGGGTGCCTTGGCCCCGACCGTGTGGAACCGCGACGTTGTTGCCACCACGGCAATGACCACCGACAAGTTCCTCGTCGGTGCGTTTGGCATGGGTGCCGAAGTGTTCGACCGTGAAGATGCCGCCGTGCTCGTTTCGACCGAGGATGGCGACAACTTCCGCACCAACCGCGTGACCATCCTGGCCGAGGAACGCCTCGCGCTGGCGGTGTATCGCACCGAGGCATTCATCAAGGGTGACCTCGCCACCGTTTCCTAGCCGATAGGTTAGGCGACAAAGTAGGGGCCGCGAGGGGTTGACCACCTCTCGCGGCCCAAACCGCAGAAAGGAGCCGGATCATGGCAACAAAAGTGAAGGTCAAGGCGATCGACAGTTTTCACCTCAACGGCGTCGGCATGATCGCCGCGAAACAAACCATCGAACTCGATGAGGCGGTGGTGAAAGAACTGGTCAAGAAAAAGCTGGTGCTCGTTGCCCGGAAATCCATCTCAAATGCGCCCGAGAATAAGATGGTGACCGGCGCACCGGCGAATAAAAAGCCCGCTGCCGACAAGCCCGCCGCTGCAAAGCGCAAAACCACGAGCCGCAAGAAAAA